TCCCTCCGAAACATTGGGACAGCCTGTACGGCGGTGGATACCTCTCACAGCTCGGTACAAGGGCGCAGTGCCTAATTGCTACCCGAAGTACCAAACATCGGGAAAAGCTTCAGGATGGAGGTCTCACGAGCTTCTATAGGGTCGTCAACGCACTCCAGGACACAGCCTGGGAGATCAACCCACACATCTTGGATGCCCTGAAGAAGTGTAAGGAGTTGGGGGACGGTACCGGTGACATTCCTATGATGGACAAGCAGAAACTCTTTGATGCTTTTGACTACGCCAACCCCTGCCCCTGGAGCAACCCCGAAGAGCTTGAGATCATGAAGGAGAGTTCACCTGAAGTTGTGAAGAAGTTCAAGCAGGGTATCAGTAAAGAGGTGCACGAGCCGTGGAACACGCAGCGGTCACAGCGCATGGCAGTCATGAGACAGATAGAGATGGCCGAGAAGTTCAAGGACGGACCCATCTGGTTCCCCTGGTACTCTGACTGGCGGGGCCGCTTGTACTGCACAGTCAGCTACCTCAACCCACAGGGCGATCACACTGCCAAGGCTCTGCTCCAGTTTGCCGAGGGTAAGCGGTTGGGTACCGAGGGTGCCCGGTGGTTGGCTATTCACGGTGCCAACCTGTTCGGCAAGCACGATGGTGTGGCCCTGGACAAGCTCCCCTTTGAGGACCGTGTAGCCTGGATCAAGGCGCATGAGGCTGACATCAGGGACAGTGCCGAGCACACCTGGGACGGCTCCATGTTCTGGTCCACGGCTGATGAGAGCCCCCTGCAGTTCCTTGCTTTCTGTCATGAGTGGACCAAGTATCTGGATGAGGGACCAGACATGCTCACCAAGCTGCCCACTGCATGGGACGGTTCCTGTAATGGTCTGCAGCACTGCTCCGCTGTGTTGTGTGATCCGGTCGGCGGCAAAGCTACCAACCTTGTACCTACGGACAGGCCCCAGGACATCTATGCAGAGGTGGCAGAGGTGGCAAAGAGACTGCTCGAGTATGACGCCAAGCATGGGGAGATCAAAAAGACTATCGTTAAAGATCCTCAAGGCCAGCCTCGTGAGCACATCAGTGATGTTCCGGCCATGGCCAAGGCGTGGCTCCCACACATGGATAGATCCCTGGTTAAACGTAACGTGATGACCCTCCCCTACGGTGCCAAGCAGTACGGCATGACCGACCAGCTAGCCGAGCATGTCAAGAAGGAAGGTATCGACATCGGCACCAACAAGATTAAGACCTATTGCGGGTACCTTGCACAGATCAATGTCAAGGCGATCCAGCAGGTGGTGGTCAAGGCGGCTGAACTCATGACGTGGCTTCAGGATACAGCCTCTGCTGCTGGTAAAAAGGACGTGGCTCTGGAATGGACCACACCCATGGGCTTCCATGTGCTGCAGCACTACCCCAACACCAAGATGCGGAGGGTCAAAACTCTCTTCGGTGGCTGTACTATCAAGCTCACCCTGCAGGAGGAAGCTCCTGGTGTGCTGACCCGTAGAGCAGCCAACGGTATTGTCCCCAATTTCATCCACAGCATGGACGCATGTCACCTTCAGATGACCGTGCTTGCATGTCTGGAGGAGGGCATTGATAGCTTTGCCATGATCCATGACAGCTTCGGGTGCCATGCCTGTGATGCTGGCAGGATGAATGCTATTCTGAGGGAGCAGTTCGTTTCGCTTTACCAATCATCTCCACTTGTGGATCTAGTCGAGCAGTTCAAGCGACTGAGTGACAAGGTTGAATGGACCGAACCACCAGCACCTGCTTCCTTGGATCTCGAATTGGTGAAGGACAGTGCGTATTGCTTTGCCTAAATATCTCCGCTTCCGTATATAATGTAATACAGAGAGGGCCGTTGGAATCATAACCAACGGCCTTCTTGTTTGGCTCAACCACGGGCATTAAAGCCCCATTCTTACCAAAACTGTTGGTGATTGGAGGCCCCCATAAGGAGAAGAAAGGCAATTTTGCCACCAACTCAAGCACAAGAGGTAAACCAACCATGTCCAGAAAGATGCTCAAGAAATCATTCGTCACACCCAAAGGCTACGCTGCTTATGCCCACATCAAAGACCCAGACACTAAGTTCAATTCGGATGGTGTCTATTCGATCAAGCTCAGGATCCCCCAGGACGAGGCTGAAGAGTTGATCGAGCAGATGGACAAGTATCTGGAGGAAGCCTGGGACGATGAGACCAGTGACATGAAGCCCGGCAAGATCAAGAAGATGCAGAAGGTGCCAGCGTATGAAGTTGAGATGGATGATGAGACCGGTGAAGAAACCGGATACATCGTCATGAACTTCCGCGCCAACTACAAGATCACCACCAAGACAGGGAAGACTTGGTTCAACAAGATTCTGGTTGCTGATGGACAGGGCAAGGCCATCAAGAACATCCCCAACATTGGCAATGGTTCCACTGTCAGGGTGAGCTGCGATCTGGTCAGCTACACCAGCAAGGACACCATCGGTGTGAGCCGTCGGCTCAAGGGTATCCAGATCATCGACCTTGTTGAGTACGGGGACAACCCCGAGGCTCTTGGATTCGGTGCTGAGGATGGCGCGTACGTACACACGGACATCCCTCAGGATGATGATGACGTGGATACTTTCGATACTGATACTGACGCGGACTTCTAATGGCCTGGAAACCGAAGTACCGCCGGGTCAAACAGGTGCCTGTCACCAAGGACATCACCTGTCGGTCTGAGTTTGAGGCTAGTATTGTGAGGGATCTCCTGAAGAAGGGGGTCCCTTTCCAATATGAGCCGTTCACTATCCCCTACGTCAAGCACCACAAGTACAAGCCGGATGTCGTGTTGAGCAACGGGATATACGTGGAGATCAAGGGCTTCTGGGAGCCTGAGGACCGTGCCAAGCACCGTCTTATCCAGGCCCAACACCCTGATCTGGATGTCCGGTTCGTGTTCATGAATGCCAAGAAGAAGATAGGCAAGATACACACGTATGCATCCTGGTGTGACAGATGGGGGTTCAAGTGGGCTGAGAAGTCCATACCAGCATCGTGGTTGAAGGAAAGAGGAAAGAAAGCATGACAGACATCACGGAGAGTAGTCTCGTTGAACATGCTCCTTGTGAACACTGTGGATCAAGTGACGGGAAGGCTGTCTATGATGACGGCCACACCTATTGCTTTGTCTGTGAGCGTTACACAGGGGCTGATGGTAGTGCCGTTGACAACTCCGTGAATACCTCCCTTGTCCAGGGCGTATGTAAAGCCCTGGGCAAACGGAGGATCGCACGGAAGACCTGTCAGAAGTATGGGTATATGGTAGGCAAGCACAAGGGAACACCTGTACAAATAGCAAACTACCGCAAGAAAGGTGAGATTGTAGCACAGCACCTGCGCTATCCTGACAAGGACTTTGCTTGGCTCGGGAAGCCTAAGGGTGTGGAGATGTGGGGCCAGCATCTATGGGCCAGCAAAGGGAAGCGCATCGTGATCACTGAAGGTGAGATCGACTGCATGACCATTGCCCAAGTGTTCGGCCTGAGCTGGCCTGTGGTCAGCCTGCCAAGCGGTATCAAGAGTGCCAAGAAATCCATCCTGCACAACCTTGAGTTCCTGGACAGCTTCGATGAAATCGTGCTGGCCTTTGATGATGATGCTCCAGGTCGTGAGGGTGTGGCCGAGGTCGCTCCATTGTTCACCCCAGGCAAGGTCAAGGTGATGAGCTATGAGGGCTTCAAGGATGCCAATGAGATGTATCTGAGTGAACAGGGAAGCAAGCTTGGTAATTCAGTCTATCGGGCCAAGGACTACCGGCCTGATGGTATCGTGAGTGGTGCTGACCTGATTGATGACATCCTACGTGAGCCAGTACCAGGGATACCTATGCTCTACCCCAAGCTGAGTGAGATGCTTGATGGGTGCCGTAAGGGTGAGCTGTACCTGTGGACTGCCGGGTCCGGCATAGGCAAATCAACTGCTGTCACAGAGATTGCCTACGATCTCAAGGTCAACAAGGGTGCCAAGGTTGGTGTCATCTACTTGGAAGAAAACCGGAAGAAGACCGGGGACAAGTGGCTCAGTATCTATCTCAACAAACCCATATTCAATTCCCGTGAGGGTGTGACCATCGATCAGATCATGGAAGCACACCACCACGTACTGCAGGAAGGCTTCTGGCTATATGACCATTGGGGCAGCACAAGCACTGATGCCCTGCTTGGCAAGATCAGATACATGGCTCTTGCCTTGGGTGTCGATTGGGTTGTGCTGGATCACATCTCCATAGTGGTCAGTGGCCTGAGCGAGGATGAAGGTGAACGCAAGACCATCGACATCTTCATGACACGGCTCCGCTCCCTTGTCGAAGAGACAGGGATAGGGGTGCATGCAATCGTCCATCTCAAACGTAAAGGTGGACAAGGCACCAAGTCGTACAACGATGGTGGACGTGTGAGTCTCACGGATCTCCGTGGGTCTGCGTCCCTGGAACAATTAAGCGATGCGGTCATCGCCCTTGAGAGGGATCAGCAGGGTGAGGACCCAAACATCAGCACCATTCGCATACTCAAGAACAGGCCCACAGGTATCACAGGTGTGGCCGACACACTCCAATACAATCCAACAACAGGACGGCTGCTTCCCTTCCAAGAAGAGGATGTCTTTCAACCAGAACCACAAGGAGACTTTTAAGATGACAAACGCAATACAGATATTCAACAATGAAGCATTCGGCCAAGTCAGAATCATCATGCAGAATAACGAGCCTTGGTTTGTAGCCAAGGATGTTTGTGACGTGTTGGGATTCAGTGATACCAACGCTGGAACACGTCACTTGGATAATGATGAAAAGATGTCCGTCATATTGACGGGTATCTCTGCAACAAATCCTGTAGCCACCATTATCAACGAATCCGGCCTTTACTCCCTGATCCTCCGATCACGCAAACCTGAGGCAAAGAAGTTCAAGAAGTGGGTGACCAGTGAGGTGCTGCCCTCCATCCGTAAACGTGGTGGGTACCTGACATCTGAAGCTGCCGAACAGGCACTGCTTGATCCTGACTTCATCATCAGGCTGGCCACTGAACTCAAAGAAGAACGAGCTTTGAAAGAGGAGGCCATCAGGACCAAGGCATGGATCAGTGACAAGAAGACTGCCACGGCTATGGCCACAGCGAGTGCTGCACAGCGTAAGCTGCGCAAGGTTGAGGCTGAACTAGGCAGGCAGAAGGAATACAAGACAGCCCGTGCTACCCCCTGGCTGGGTGAGTACCTCAATCTCAAATGTAGAGGCACATGGATCTCACTTGGTACACACCTTCGCAAGCTCTCCCAGGTATTGGGGTATGAGATTGTCAAGATCGAGGACAGCGCATGGGGGCAGGTCAACACCTACCATGTCGATGTCATCGATGAGCTTCGTGCCTTCCTGATGAACGAACCCTACTTCATGGAGCAGTACCGCGTATGATAACCTTTGACATTGAGACCAATGGTTTGCTCGATGTCGTCAACACCATCCACTGTATCAGTATCTATGACGGGGATGGATATCACACCTTCGATCCCGTCAGTGCTCGTCCTGTTTCTGAGGCTCTCCAGATGCTTGAGAGGGCCTCAGTCATATGTGGGCACAACATCATCAGCTACGATATCCCGGCCATTAAGCGCGTCCACCCTGAGTGGACCTGTAACAAGGTGCTGGACACGCTGGTATGGGCACGGCTGGCCTTCCCGGATATCAAGCAGAGCGACTTCGGACGATTCAAGGCTGGTCGTATCCCCGGCAACATGATCGGGAGATACAGCCTTGAGTCGTTTGGGTATCGATTGGGTGAACTGAAAGGCGACTACGGCAAGACCACGGATTGGGCTGAGTGGACTCCTGAGATGTCCACATATTGTGAGCAGGATGTACGGGTAACTGTACAGCTGCTGGAACGCTTACAGACACAGGAGGTAAGCCAGGAAGCACTGGATCTGGAACATGAGGTGGCAGCTATCATTGCACGGCAGGAGCAAAAGGGTTTCCTGTTTGACCTGGAAGCTGCAGGACGCCTCCATGGACGACTGATAGAACGGCACAAGGAACTACAGCGGGAGCTTCAGAAGATCTTCCCGCCTTTCTATGTCAAGGCACAGACAAAACCCTTCACACCTAAGGCTGACAATAAGCGGTTCCATTATGTGGCTGGTTGTCCCATGACCAAGATCAAGCTGGTGGATTTCAACGCCAACAGTCGCAGCCACATCTCCAAGATGCTCAGGCGTAAGTACAACTGGGTACCTTCCGAGTTCACCGAGAACACCGGTGAACCTAAGATCGACGAAACAATCCTCAACTCACTCCCCTACCCTGAGGCCAAGCTCATTGCTGAATACATGCTGATTGAAAAGCGTATTGGACAGCTGGCCACAGGCAAGGAAGCGTGGCTCAAGCACGTCAAGGACGATGGCCGTATCCATGGGGCTGTCAATTCCTGTGGTGCTGTCAGCGGACGCATGACCCACTTCAGTCCCAACCTTGCACAGGTACCAGCTAATGGTAGCCTATATGGTAAGGACTGTCGGGCCTTGTTCATCGTGCCCGAGGGTCGCAAGCTGGTTGGGTGTGATGCCGCCGGACTGGAAGCGCGGACCCTGGCTCACTACCTTGCACGATATGACAAGGGAGCCTTTGGGAAGGCCGTGCTGGAGGGCAAGAAGGAAGAAGGCACAGACGTGCACACCATGAACATGAAGGCTCTTGGCATTCATGACCGGAACGTCGCCAAGAGATGGTTCTATGCCTGAACAATTTGGGCCTTTGTAGGGTAACCTACATAGCAA